AGTCGCGGAATTTTGCACCACAGGATTGATAATAACGGGGCTTTCAGATCCGCCAAGGTATTCCGGACGCTGGAGGCGAGAATCTGGAGAAACAACGCCAAAGTGCGAACGAAGAATCTCAGTATAACGAGTACCACCGCGGGCATCACGTTCATAAAGCTTCTGAAGCTGGAAGGCCTGACGAAGAGAGTTAATCGTAGCGGCAGTAACAGAAGAAAGATCGGCGATAGTCTCATAATCAATACCATCATAACCACCAGACCACCTCGCAATACTACCATCTTGGAACGATTCATAGCGTATACCAAGTTTACGCAGCTCACCATCATTAAAATACCGTAATGTCGGATCCTTACCAGTTTGATAATGAGTACCAGGTAAAACAATACCATCAAAGACTTTACCATTAGCAAGTGTCTTAATCGGAGCATCACCATTAAGTGGAAGCTCAACGCCGGGGCCTTTCTGCGGCCATGGAAGAGCACTGGTGAAATAATCGTGACGCTTACCACGGTGAAGGAGTTTGTGAGATCCGGTAAAACCAGCATCACCGAGACCAACATCATCCAAGCCAGAAGCGGTTGAAATTTCCTCAAAGGAAGAAAGGTTAATAGGATTCTGTAGATTTTCGTCTCTGAACCATTCATTCCAAATAAGAGCATAAGCGCGAGCGGCTAATTCGTTAGCCTTAATACCTTTTACACCAGTAGGGAGACCAAAATAATCTTCAAGGGAACCGACAGGAAAACCACCTTCAGCCGGAGCAGAAGTCTGCGGAACAAGATAATCCGTAGAAGCGCCGGGATAATCCCGCTGACCGTTGAACTGTTCCCAGTGTTTCCAGAGCAAGCGATACGGAACAAAAAAATAAAACGTATCGAGAAACAGATTATCCATCGTAGGAACGACTGGAGTAGAAAGACGAGCAAGGAAATTAAATTTCACTTTATAAGAATCGCCGGGCAAAACTTCATCCACGAGGAACGGCACAAGGTAACCGGAATCAAATGTAGATTTCCAACCATGTGATCTATCAAACACAGAACGGGAGATCTGAGCTCGCGGAATCTGTGAAAATAAATGTTTCATGACCGATTTCATATTATTAATCCTTTCTCAAAGGCTTCGCCAACAAGCTGCATAATTCACAATAATTCACAAATTATTCAATGGGTGTGAGGTGTAAACCGTTTAACGGTGTCACTCCGGCCAATTACATCAAGTAGTGTAATTGGCCGGACGGCGCTTACCGTTAGCAAAATGTCAAGAATTTACTTTTTCACCGGCACCTTCAACAGGTCCGGAAGGTACTTCAGGAGTACCGTCAAGAGGTTTGTCAATAATTCCAAGCCTAATTGCTTCAGCATAATCATCACTTCCTTTTTTGAGGGACTGAACGAAATCAAAATAGGCGGCAGGATCATTTCCAAATCGTTCGCGAATTTTAGAAGAGAGAGAACTAAACGCATTATTAGCCGCCACAATGACATTCTGCGCCTCCTGATAGGTAGGCATGTCAGAATAATCACCAAATTGAGGAGTGCGAGAAACCGAAACCGTAGAATCAACTAAAACGCCGGTATGCTCAAAACGCGCAATAATACAGTTAATATCGGCATCATCTTTAAAAGACTGGAGCGTCTGCGAAGGCTGGTCAAACTTAATACCCGACTTTTCGCCGGTAACAGAATAACGAGAATTAAATTTCATGATCTTCCTTTCCGCGCGGATCCGCGCTACAAGTATCTTCAAATAGACTAGTAGGTTTAAAATTACTACTAGTAAAACATGCACCACAATTTAAACAAACAGCCACATAGTCGTCAACGTGGTACAAAACGCATTGACAATACTCACAACGATCGACACCGTCAAATACGAAACGATTAAAAGCAGTAGGAACTTTAAACATGACATAACATCACATCCTTAAGCTAATAATGGGGGGAACCTGCCGCAAAACACAAGAGAACTTAAACAACAAAACAGACAAAATCAGGTAAACCGCGGCATTTCCCCCCATACCCCTAGGGCTAACAAAGGAAGAGAAAAGCCGCTAACGTATGCAAACATTAGCGGCTCGCCGCAAAGGAAACGGCAAAAATAAGAAAACCTATTCGCCCGACTGGGCAACGGTCGGGCGCGGAATTTTGAAAATGTCGAAAAGTTCATCAACAGAGCAAATCAACGTCGGCGGATGAAAATCCGGGATGGTCATATTTTCATCATCAAAAGTGCAAACAGAATAAATATCATAATCCTGAGGATAAAGCGCAAACATGGAAGAATCACGAAGAAATACAGTGGCAAACCAGCGCTGGAACTCTTCAATATTTCCGGCTTCTTTACAGAGTGAACAAGAGTTTGTTTTTCGGTCAAAAATAGCATAAATAACTTTCATCGTTATAGGTCTCCTTCAATCGGTCGAATCAACTTTTTAGCAACCTCAACTTGATGTTGTTCCTTTTGGAGCAGGCGCGTGACCGATTCATGCTTAACCGTCGCCTTTCTCTGTGCCTTCAGAATATCATACTTTTCTGCATCCGTCAAATGCAAATATTCATCATAATACGCCGGGGGGCGCGTAATCATGCCATCAGGCAAAACAACTTTATCATAATTATAAACATCATTAAAATACTTAACAATCCAATCGTGAGCGATACCAGGCTTACGAGACATAGTAATAAATTCAGGAGTACGGCCCTGATAATGCGCAGGAGCATCCTTACCATATACTTTTTTAGTCACGTATCGCGCTACATAAGCACAGCTTTTAAAAGTAACATTACCAATAGTATGGAAGCCATAAGGCCAAACACGAAACAAAAAATCAGATATGTAAAGCGGACCATAAGGCGTTTGTCGTAAAAGCTGACGATCGTCAGAAAAATCATAGCCAAATAAAATAAGATGGTAATGAGGACGTAAATTTTTATCACCATACTCACCACAAGCAAAGAAACGGATTTTGATATTCCGATAAGATAAAGCCTTACGAAGACGCTTTAAGAAAAGCTGAACATCACGTACACTCACAGAACCAGAAGCTGGAAGATGCACATCATCAAAAGTCAAAGTCAAAAAACAATTACGGTCATGCAAAGAAGCCTCATGAACACAACGGACTGCCCATTGTCTCGAATATGCCAAACGGCATCCTATACATTTACCACAGGGAATTGTACAAGGTTCCGCGCCACGTTCAGGCGGCAAACCAGAAGAACCAAACACAATCCGATAACCCGATTTCGAGCTGGCGTCCGGAACGCGCCAACAATCGATCGGATGATAACAAGCCATAATTAAATCCGGAAACCACCGCGCATTGGGCGAGCGCGGAGATTACGTTTTTTAACGTTAACGGCACCTTTCGTAAAGATCTTACGAGACTTTTTCTTAGACAGTTTACGACGTTTCATATAAAACACTCCTTTCATTTCAACGCACTGAAAGGCATCCAGCGCAATAATTCACCCATAGACGTACCAAAACGATGAGCCGGACCTGTTTTGATATCCTGAACGGACTGTTCCTGCTCATTCGCAAGTTTAATACGCAACGAATCTTCAAGAGTACGCTTAGCAGAAGCATCAAGATTAGCCGCACTAGCCAAATTTTCCGCAGTGCCAGCGGCCAATTTATCAATTTCATAAGGAGTCAACTGTTGAAGCCTAGACAATTCACCATAAGACTTTGCGGCAAGCGCAGAAGCCGCACCAGCTTGAGCAAGATTAGCTTCCGAACGAGTACCAAGTTCCGATACCTGAGCATCCGTAATACGCTTGCTATTTTCAATATCTTGAAGAATCTTACTTATATTCGCATCAGCAACCTTCACCTGCATTTTAAAAACTTCAGTCTGTTGTTTAGCCTGAGCCGTAAGAGTAGAGATATTTTCTGCACGGAGCGGAATAAGAGTAGTCTCACCCTGTACCTGCGAAGTCTGAGCGGACTTGAGCTTAGTATCCTGTAATACATTACTAGCTTCAGCACGTGTCTTTTCGACGGTAGCCTTGATAGCCTCATTCTGCATCTCAAGATTTTTCGCTTGCTGAGCCGCCATATATCCGGAAGTAGCAGCAGTACCAAGGTTCTCATAGCTACCGCCAGAAGAAGCACCAAAAGTAGTATTACCACCATTAACCGAAAGGATCGGATTAAGACCAGCGGCTTTCAGATCCGCAACTTCAATTTGATGTTGGTCGTAGAGCTGATCATGAGCCAACTGATAATTAGCGTCAAACTGTTTTTTCTGTTGCTTATTCGATAGGATACCACCAAGTAAGCTACTACCAGCACCAAGGATAGCACCACCGAACTTACTGAGAAAACCCATAATAGATCACCTCGCTTAGAAGTGGTCAACAAGACCAGGAACACCGTAGACCGGCATCGGGCGGGCACATTTCATTTCAATATACGAATCAATGATAAACTGAGGCTCATTCCGAACCGCAAGAATTCTAGATACAGGCGGATTATCCTGAATAAACTGAGCAGAGAGCGTCGGAAGGTTATCAAACTTCTGGGAGAGATGCCAAACATCAAGAGACTGTGGATCCGTAGATCGAAGCTTACCAGTAATCATGCTAGGGAAATAACGATATTCTGCGTATCTTTCCTGATAGCCAAAAACAGCATCATCAACGGCGGTACCCTGTGCAAAAATTTCTTTATTAAGAATAGCCTGTTCACCAAGATGCGCAAGAACTGGCCAATAGAAATCGAAGCGAGTACGACGGCTAAACATACGCGGAATACCCTGCTGATACGTAAGATCAGCGCGGACGTTCAAGAGACCAATAATGATACCATGCTCAACAAACGATTTTGTAAATCCGTGTTTCGCGGAAGTCGAAGACACAAGACCATAAGCGGCAAGGTTGCCTTGCGGCGTTTCTGCGCCGGTTGAACCAGTCGCGGAATTTTGCACCACAGGATTGATAATAACGGGGCTTTCAGATCCGCCAAGGTATTCCGGACGCTGGAGGCGAGAATCTGGAGAAACAACGCCAAAGTGCGAACGAAGAATCT